CTCACGGACTTCTCCATCGAAGAGTGGATTGAGAGATATTCTCTTTAATAATTTTTGATGTTCGAGTTTCTTATTTGCTAATTCTGGAACAGAAATTTTAAAAGTTCCATTTCCAGTTGCATCTACAAAGTCACCATTTATAAGATCTGGTAATGAGTTTGCAAGACGAATGTTATTAGAACTTACACGACTGACATAATAATTTTTACCATCAATGAGTTGTCCTAAGAATCCACTAATCACATTATAAGTAACAACTTCCCCAGAATAGAATCCATGATCAGCAGCACCCTCTGTAACCTGTATTAACTGTATAACATCTCCTCCAGTCGCGCCAGTCCATGTTACAGAACGATCTGGTGCAACAATAGGTTCATTCCCTAAACTTGGTAAAGATGGTGATGTGACGTAAGCATGAGGATGTGGTGGTAAGGCATCCTTATTAGAACTCTCATGATCATAAACATTTTGAACATCAGTTGTGTATTTTGTAATGTTATCGTGAAGAGAACTATTTCCTCTCTTAAGTCTTCTTCTTATAAATGCAAAATTGTTTACACCAACACTAGGTAAGTCACCTAAGATAAAAGTTGAACTACTGATAACACTTAAAACACGACCAACTCCAGATAATATAGATTGTCCATCTAAAACCTCAACAGTATCTTCTTCTAAAAGACCATGATCTGATGGTGTTACAACTCTAAAACTACTACTTGATTGACGAGTAACAGCTTTTGGTGTAAATTTAACGGATGTGTTATATACCCAAGATCCAAAATTAGCATCCTCAGAACTTTTATTAATACCAAATGTACCAACTTTAACTGTATCTCCTTTGTTAAAATAGAAAGTTGTTTCTGGAATTGGAAAATCTTTAAAACACCAGTAATTAAAACTTCAATCTTATTTGTTGCGTTTGCAAATGAATATCCATATGCAACATTATTAAATCTTATATCATCTCCAACATTTAAAACATCAATAGCTGTTGGTAATCCAACAAATTGATTTGATGTTTTACTTGTATAAGTAACAACGCCAGCTGCACTTGCAGTTGGTAGTGATAATGATCCACTTGTTGGAAATCCAACTGTAGTATCAACTGTCATCACAGTCGAACCAATGGTGACTGGATTAACCACACGAGTTCTGCCTGGGACTATGAAGTCACCATCAATTGAATCTTGAGATAGAGTTATTTGATAATAGTGTTCACCGCCATATAAAAAGTCTTTTACATCTGATATCGCACCAGAAGCACCAAGAATATTTTTATCATCTTCATCTTTATCTTGAAATAGTGTAGATCCAATTAAATCCTGTGGATTGCCAGTAATTGATTTAACTACAAAATCTTGACCAAATCCATAATCTGCATCAGATGGTTTGATAAGAAAATCAGCTGGTTTAATAATATTAACTTCTTCGCCGTATAATGCTCTGAATAAAATTTTATATGATTCTTCTGTTCCTTTTGATCGATAAAAATCTTTTATTTGGCGAATAAACTTAACTTGATCTAGATCACTATCAAATTTTCGATTTTCAAATCCACTTGCATAAGTGGTTTTAAGTTTATTGAAAAACTCTCGAATGAAAAGATTTGATAAATTGTGAACTTTAGTTCCACCAGTATGAGCAGCACCTACACTTGTATTAAAAGATAGTAAATCAGGTTTTGTGGGTTGATCCATATTATCAACACCACTAAATCCACGAACACATCCAGTGAATGAAGTTGTTCCAATTCCAGTATATGTAATGATTTCATTATCAATTTTTAAAAGTCCATACTTATCTGGATAGCCTTTTGTAGAGTCTACAAATATTGTACTTGAAAATGATTGAGTATCAGTTGTTAATCCCGTAAACTCAGTGAGAGCAGCTCCCACATAACTTTGTAATTTAGTATATCGATCAATATTTTCTGCAATGTTAATCGATCCACCTTGAAATTCTTGAGAAATATAATATTGTTTCATGAAATCCACAAAAAGTGGACTTTCTGCTTGCACAAATTCAGGTAACTGATTTTCAATTACCTGATTTATCTCTACTCTTTGTATTGAAGTATCAATCATTAATATCCTGAACCAGAACTAGGAGTTGAACTAGATCCACCACCTGTGGCGGTTGTTGTGCTACTTGCACTTGTTGTAGTTGATGATGCTGTTCTCGCAGCGCTTGTTGACGATGACGTAACTGTGGTTGCAGTCGCAGATGTGTCCACACTTGTAACTAAACCTGTCGTAGATACCTCAGATTTTGAATCACGAGTAAATTTAGGCATGTAGTAACTATGTGTATGTATGAACCTTGAACCAGATGTATTTTCTCCAGAAGCAATCGTGTCAGGAACCATAGTTAAAGTTGTATTTGTCATATCAAACTTAATATATAAATCTCTCAATCCAATTATATCATTTGAGTGAGGAACTGCTTGTATTTCAATGACATTGTTCTCTATCACCGTTGAAAGTATATTTACAGTATCTATAAGTATTTCACCATGCAAATAATCAACAGTTCCAGCGTTTTTCTTCACTATAGTTGGTTCTCCACCCTCAACATAGGTAAAGAAGAATATTCTTCCTTTTGACGATGAGATTTTTTGATCTGCAAGGTAAACTACCTGTGAAACACCCTCAATTGTGAATCCTGTTGATATAATATTATATGCAGGCTCTGCCTGATACATGCGATTACCATAACAAAGTTCATATTGTGCAAATCTTCCAATTTCAGCTCTTAAATTTCTTCTCATACAAACAAGAGTGATATTTGATGTAATTGATGAGTCTACAGAGTCAATTAATGAGATTGCTTTACTATATTTGAATCTTCCACCAAATTTATTGACATCAATTGATCTTGAATACTGTTCAAGTGCATTTGAGATGGATGTCTTTAAATTATTTGAATCATCATTCAAACTTGGATTATAATAAGCGTTAACTTTGAGTTCTACATACAGATACTTCAAATCAATGAACTCTGGCACGATGCCAGCAACCGCATAACTCTTTAATTTCTGTACAAGTTCTTTTTTTGTTTCATCTGATAGAAAATCACCATTTCTTGGTTTAACAGATATAAAAACTTTACCGAAACGAGGTGGAGTCATCTCTTCACCACCATAAGCAGTCACAGACTCTACATTAGGATAAATGAAACCTAAAACTGATTCATAATCAGAAGAAGTAACTGCACGATATTGAGATGAGTAAATTCTTGGTGCAAAATACTTAATTGATGAAATTGATTCAATATCATCACCATCTCTTGACTTCTCTACGGTTGTTACGAGTGAAATATTGCCTGCATCAATCACTCCACCATCCTGATCAGTAATATTACCTACAAAACTAAAGTCAGAAGCGCCATTTCCTTCTTTTCCATCAGTTGTAACGTATGAAACCTCTATAAAGTTGTTATTTGATAATTTTTTACCAATTACATTATCACCAAAGATTAATTCATATCTTTCATCTTCAATTTCTTGAAGTAAATATGACGAAGATGTAGATGTAACACCGACGATGTTATCAATTTGTTGATAAGTCACCGTTGAAGTAGATGCCTCTGATGGTTTAACCTTAACTCTAATCGTAGAGGTATCAATAAATGAATTGTCAAGAATAAATCTTTGATTAAACAAGGAACTATCAAAAGTAAAGTTTTGACTTACAAAGTTACCTTCAAAGATCTCAATATTCTCAAATATTGCGACTCCATTCTTAACAGGAACTGTAATACTCTCAGGAAGTGAAAACACGAAGTTTGAGTTACGTCCAGCACCGTTACAAACAACGCCTTCATTAATTGTGAGAGATGATGTTTCAGTTAATCCATCTACAGTAAAGGATATCTTTGCTCTCGCTGATCTTCTTGATCTTGGCACATATCCAATGTTTCTTGCAAGTGCAACGACGTTTTCTCGGAGTGTAGAAGAGTCCAGAAAACACTCATTCGCTGCCATATTGGTATTATATGCAGTAATGTATGTATTATATGCTAACGCATCAATTATGATTGAAAGGTTTGACCCTTCAAAGTCATAATCGGTGAAATTTGTATTTGCCCTCAGATAATCTCTGATGGACTGTTTTATTTCATCAAAATCTAAATTAACGTATTGTCCAAAAGCCATTATACTCTAGCTGGGAAAAGAATAACATCCACTGTTTGTGTTGGTGCTGGAATTCCAACGATTGTATACTGAACTGTGCAGTTCAATTCATTAGAATCTGGCGTTATTGTCACAGTTACGACAATATCATCAATTCTTGGTTCATATCTCTTTAAAGAAGAATCAATTGCATCTTGAACACCAATTTCACTTAAACTAGTGCTTAGTTCAAATAAAGAATTATTAATCACAGATCCAAAAAGAGGATCATAAGGTTTTTCACCTAAAATTGTAAAAACAATATTTTTAACAGATCTTTTAATGGCATCCTCATTTTTTAACACAACAAGATCACTCGTCACAGGATGACGTTTGAAAGAGAGGTTAATATCTTTGAATACCCTTGAAGTCACTATTTACACAAAAAGTTTCCTGTTTTATTTATACCTATTTTTTACCTTTTTATTAGACGATATGTATAATCCACCGAATATAGGTTATCTACTATGTATTTAGCAGCAATTTTTGGATTTTTATCACCGCAAGTGTAGAAATCAGCACTCATACATCCTTTTTCAGGCCATGTGTGACAAGAAACATGACTTTCAGCGAGTGCAAACAACATTGTAACACCATATGGAGAGAATTTATGACTATATTCGTTCAAAATTGTCATTTCTGACTTTAAAATTGCTTTTGTAAAGATTGAACGAAGAAAATGAACAGAATTTAACTGATCAAAGGTGCA